AGACAAGCCGCGCGACGCGACGCCAACGAGGGCGAAATCGTGCGCGCTTTGGAGGCGGTCGGGTGTTCAGTCACCCGGCTGTCTCAGAAGGGCGTGCCGGACTTATTGACCTCAAGAAACGGGGTTAACTACTTACTTGAAGTGAAGGAAGGAAAAGCGAAGTTAACCGAAGACCAAGAAGCCTTTTTTGCTTATTGGCAAGGGCAAGTATGTGTAGTGCGTTCAGTTGAGGATGCACTTAGGGCAGTAGGAGCAATTGAATGAAAACATCGGAATACTTCTACAAAGTGGATTGCACATGTCCTGTATGTAACAAGGCGTTTCAAGTTAAGCCATCACACGCTGAACTCACAACCTATTGTTCAACCGAATGTATGGCGATTGGATACAAAATTCGCATGCGGGGTGAGAACAACCCGAATTACAAGGGAGTGATAAAGATTTGCCAACATTGCGGTTGTGAGTATCGCAACTACAGCAAGTCAAGTCGGTATTGTTCAGGTGAGTGTTACCACAAAAGCAGAATGATTAGCGACCAAATAACAACGGGGAGTCTTTGGAAGAAAGCCAACCGCCATAAAGTTCAGGGATACGCACAGAAACGACGCCACATTAAGCGAAACCTGAAGAGCGATTTCACTCCCGAAGAATGGACAATTTGCCTTAAATATTGGGATTATCGCTGCGCTTATTGTGGTAAGCGGGAGGGACTTTTTGCTTTCTCTCGAATACAGCAAGACCATTTTATCCCTGTCTCTGATAGCAGCACAACAAATCCGGGATATACGAGAACAAACATTGTTCCCGCATGCTGTTCATGTAATACAGCAAAAAGTAAAAGCGATCCTAGAGAATGGATTGTTTCACGGTTTGGAAAGCGCAAAGGTAATCAAATTATCAAGCGCATTGAGCAATATTTCGAAAACTGGCAAGGGCAAGCCGCTATCGTGCGAACGGTAGAAGGCGCTTTAGAGGTGGTGGGACTATGACAGACATTAGCGAATTTACAAACCTCTACCAAGAGGAAAACGAAAAACTGTTCGAACAGGGTATCTGGTTGGCGCAACACTGCGTAGACAAGAAATCCGAAGCCGAAATCAAAGCGGCCTGCGGTATCGAGTGCGGCGCGTCAGCAGACACGATTAACAAACGTCTGCGCGTTGGCCGCACGTTCGGCCATGATTACTACGTCGATTGCAACTGGTCGCTGCACGTTGCCGCCTGCGAACTCGCCAACGTGGATCACAAGAAGCCTGAAACCGTTGCGAAGGCGTACGAGTATATGCAAACCGCAATCGAGGGTTACGTTGACGAAAATGGCAACCGCCGCCCGCATACAGCGAGAACTCTGAAAGCCGCGATCCGCGCCGCCAACGGTGACGGGAAGCCGTCGAAGACGGAAGTTATCTATAAAGGCGAAGCATATCTTCACGATATAGATATTTTATCAAGCGGGTCTATTGAGTTCCGCCTATGGGCTGAACACCTAGCTATCCCCATGTCATTCGTAGGCGAAACTGTCACCGTGACCATCACCCGCGTCCCGTCGCCAGCGACCGCGACCGCCGAAAGCGAGGTGGCAGCGTGAGCAAGAAACTTGACTCAACACCGGACGGAATTATTTGCGTAAAGTGTGGGCAGGACAAACCTGCCTACCACTTCTTCAGTTTTCGCGGTAACTACGCTTCCGAGTTCTTTGCGAACCCGCAGTCTATGAATGGGCAGTGTTTCGAGTGTAACGGGCCATATAAGTGCATTTACTGCGGCGTGGTTCAACCTGCTGACCAATTCCGTGTACAAGGGCGGGTCTGCTTGTCCTGTAAAACCACAGGAATTCACAACATTTCTCGCGTAGAGGACGCGTTAAATACAGCAAACAGCGCCGAGTATCCACAGAACGCCGAAAACGCGCTAGAAAGCGGGAGAAGTCAAAATGATACCGCGTGACATTCGCATCATTGAAAACGAAATCCTAGCGCACAAAGAAATCTTCGATAGCCGCTACCTTGAAGGCGTGTTCTACGGACATTACAGTCGCATTAGCTTACAGCGGGAATGGGAAGTCCTACAGCGTACCGTCAAGCCATTGGTGGACGAACTGAACGCCGCGATCAAGGCGCGTGTTCGTGACGAGGAAACCGCCGCCTATGCCCGTATCGAGGCGTTACGCCGATACAGAAAGATAGACGCAGCATGAAATACGACGCAACTATTATCCACGTCAATTTGACACACCAAATGGTCATCGTGACCTATAACGGCATTGCGCGTCTGTACCGCCCTCAGCGCGTCAATCTGATTGATTTAATCGGTATATACAAGCGGCGCGGGTTTAAGTACGTATGGCTGAACAAAGAGACTGTCCTACTAACCAAAAAGACAGCACGAACGGAGGCGAAGGCAGCATGAAACACAAACGCTACGAAATCGCATGGCGGACGCGCGAAATCCGCGTCTACGTCAACGGCGAACTCGATCACGTGACATCGTTCGCGGCGGCGTTGCAGTATCAACGGGATATTGTGGCGAAGCTGCTGGCGTCACTCCACAAAAACGAATTCGAAATGGTTGCGCCTGCTGCCGATGGTGCGTGGAGTTATGAGGTGTACGGACTATGAAATGCATAGTATGTGAAACACCACTTACAAACGGCGTGGATACATTTGGCGAAGTCAACCAAGAAATGTGTTGGGATTGCTGGTCAACACTTGAAGCCATGAGCAAAAGTGAAAGTTGGTACGGCCTCGCACCACACCGCCACGACCTTAACAAAACAGGTAGCTACATTGGCAGCACCGTCTATGAACCATTAGCGGGTGAACCGAATGCCAACGGCGCTTATTGGGTCGAGTCTTCTCAATTGTGGTTTACACCTGATGAAGAAACAGACGGAACCGCTGGCGTATGGAGTACGGAGGAACCATGAACAACCGACTACCCGAAGACGAGAAGCCGTTCGTTCGCTGGATGGACAAAACCGCCCGCATCGTCGGCATCGACACGCCCCGCTACTACCTGCGCGGTCTGAAACCGCACACGGTGGAACCGAGCGAGCAGAAAGCGTGGTACGACAACGAGCGGTTATGCATCGAACGTGACCTCCGTAACCTGTTTATCGGTGAACGTGCCAACGTGAACGGGCATATCGTGGAACGTATCGTCAAAGGCAAGCACGGTGAACGCTACCTGATCGGCGGCATCAAGTACACCTTCGAAGCCGCCGTAGCCGCCGTGACCGCGCAGGCGGGCGGACGGGAGGCGGAATGATGGAACGTTTCATCTATGGCTTCGCTTATGGTGGCGGCATTGCTCACACAATCGGGCTGATACTGTTCATCTATTCAGGACACTATTTAGCGGCTTTCTTTTGCGGCGTTGGGATTGTGTTCTCAGTCGCTACCGTTAAGCAGGCTAAACCCTAACGCCACCACGTTTACGCGCCACCTCGTCCGCGCGGGCGGGGTGGCTGTAGGGAGGAACATACGAGAAATGATTAACGAATTTATTGAGCAAATTAGCAGGCTTGAACGCGAATACAACGAACTCGCCACCGATAACACCGCCCTCGTGATCGCGTTACGTGAGCTTGAACACGCGGTCAACATGAACGTCAGCGGCGCGAAGGTCAACATGGGCGAATGGCTGCGCCTGATCCACCAAGCGCGAACCGCCCTTCGTGACCGTGTAGTTGACCAGTAGCCCCGCTCGCCGATGCCGGTTAGCGCGGGCGCGGGGGGGGGGGTACACGGCAGGAGCTAAACGGTATAACTGGCATGGGAATGTGGGAAGTTCTAACCGAAAAACAACTAGATTATAACCGAACCTTGAGGGAAGTGTAATATGGGATGTAATGCAAACGTGGTACTATACTTGAAGCGGAGATTGCGCCAGTCCCTTGGCGCTGTCCCGTCAACCTACCGAAGCGCTTGCGACGCAACGGCAGGTCTAAACCGATTACTGATGGATTAGCAGGAGTAACCGATCTATGGCTATTGTACACGATTCCACCTTAGAAACACAACAGAATAATGAAGATTTACGCAGGGTGCTTGACGAATTTCTAGCGTCTTGGGGTTTATGCGTCTTTCCAGCAAGCCTAAAATATGTTGTTGGAGAAAATAAGGGATCATATGCGGTAGGCATTTCAACGCATGAAACTCGCGTCTTAGCATACAAAGCAGCATTAGAACTCGTACCAGACATCCTTTTTACGATTATGACTAATGAGGATGAAACCGTATGAGCGACGAAAAAAAGCAAGCACCACACCTGCTAGAAGAACCGCCGATCCTCGTTTACCCTACCCTTGCGGTCTATATGGGGATTAACAAGGCTGTTGTATTTCAACAGTTACACTTCCTCCAAAATGGACAGCGTACCGCCCAAAACCATCACAACTATATTGACGGGCGTTACTGGGTATATAACTCTTATCAAGAATGGAAAGAGAAGTATTTCCCTTGGCTGTCTGTCAGTACCCTTAAGGGAATATTTATCGAACTTGAGAGCGAAGATAAGTTGATTGTTTCGCGTCAATCGGTGAAAAATAAGTCAGATCGGCGCAAATGGTACAGCATCGATTACGAGGCATGGGTTAGTTTCTGTACTACCATGAGACAAAAATTGTCTGATGGTTCATTGGACAAAAATAGTCCAATGGTAGGACAACAAATGTCTGATGGTTATTCAGAGACTCCATCAGAGAAAAAGAAAAAAGCATACACGCCAAAGCGTGAGCGCAAACCCGATCCTTTCTATGATGCAATAGCGCAAATCTGGAAACTGAAAGCATCAGGTCAAATTGTTTCTGTCCGTTCAATGATGTTTGGGACGGCAAAGCGCGGTACATGGAAGGATTGCAACTTTGATCCGCCCGTGACGGACGCGCAAGAAATACTCGACTTTGGGCGCTATATGACAAAGCGTATGGCCGATCAAAACCTGACGACCATACCCACAGCCGCCGTTACGATACAACGATGGTTCTACGACTTCCGCATGCTGCGAGAACGCCGCGCGAAACTGGCAGCAAAGCCCGTTGATCCCGCGCTGGACTTATCGAAGCCCATCGAAATCACGCCGATCCTCATGCGTAAGGAGGAAACAGCGTGACCACACCCTATGCTGAAAAAGCACTTCAACTCATCAAGTTACGCTATACACCTATCCCGCTCAGCGGAAAGTCACCTGTCGTCAAAGACTGGCAAAATCTGCGCAACGTCACGCCGGAACAGGTTTTCGATTGGGAACGCGCCAACCTATGGCGCAACATCGGCATGGTGACAGGCGCGGCGTCTAATAACGTTGTGGTTATCGACTTCGACGGACTCGCAGGTTACGAACTGTTTAAGGCGGCATTCCCTGAACTCGTCAACACCATGACGATAGCGACGGGCAGCGGAAACGGGATGCACTGTTACTACCAAGTTGACCTGCTACCCGATAGCAGCGCTGTGATGAACATACCCGTAAACGGCGGCGAACTCGTCAACATCGAATTCAAATCCGATGGAAAGCAGGTTGTCGTTCCTCCGTCAATTCATCCTGACACGGGCAACGAATACACCGTACATAACCGCGCCCCTGTTATGCATATCTCGAACCTATCGGGCGTGTTTGCATGGGCAAAGTCACTTAAGCCGCAGGACGCGAAAGAATGGCAACCGCCCGCAAGCTATACCACGTCATCGAATCTCAATCCGAAACTGTTACAGGCGGTTGAAAGTCATTTCCTCAGCCAACCACACAAGATGCATCGGGAGTGGATCAACTGCGCTTGCCCTGATCGGAATACCCATCGGCATGGTGACGAGACATGGAGCTTCGGATACAACCCGCAGACGGGCGCGGGTCACTGCTTTACATGCCATGCCGAAACAGGCAAAGGTTGGAACCTAAAAGAACTACTGCCCATGATTGGTATTAACGCGGCGGATTACGGTGGTTTCTATGAGAAAACGGAAACATCAACCGTTTACGACGTTCGCCAAGCGTCCGCGCCGATTTCGCCAGCGGGAACGGTTGCGTTAGGGAACGCCATTCCGGTTGTTACCCGTAGCAGTCGCTTGTCAACCTACATTAACCGCCTGCTCGACTTCGAAACGCCCGTTGTTAATCCGCCCGTTCCCTTCCCTCTTAAGGTGCTTCACCAGTTTGGCGGTATGGCGCGGGTGGTCAAGCCGGGTAAGTTAATCGGTATCGTCGGCGTATCAGGCGGCGGCAAGACGAGCCTACTTGAAACCTGCGTTGACGGATTGCTGACAGTACACGCGCCCGCGCTGGTGTGGTCGCCTGAGTGGACGGCTGACGAGTTCGTAGAACGCGCGGTACAGCGTAACGGCGGTATCTCTGCGTCTGATCTGTACTATCACGAGATATTCAAGGATGAATACCAGCGCGGCATTAAGAATGGAATCGGTGTTGAGCTTTCGGAAAAACAAATCGAAAGCGCAACCGCCGCCGTCCGTGTGCTGCGCACATACACGGAGGAAGTCGGATACCTCGACATGCCATTCTTGACGCTCGGTTACTTGCAAGCGTCGATTGAGGCAACATTGAAATCACTGGATTTTAAACCGCGCGTGTTGATTATCGACTACATTCAACTATTTCACGCGATGGAAACGAACCAAGACCTTACTATGTACAACTTACTTCTCAGGATTAAGGCAATCTGCCAGCAATACGGGTTAGTCGGGATTATTGCAAGCCAAGTCACGAAAGCAAGTAGTAAAGACAACCTGAACGGGAAAATACTTGACGCTTATGATGCGCGTTACGTAAATGACGATGCATTTAACCTGTTCGTCACCATTAATCCCGACTATCACGAGATTACGGGTGAACGCCAGTTTTCAGCGGTTCTCAATGTGGCAAAAAACAGCATGGGCAAGCGCGGCAAGGTGCGGGTTGCTGTCGATTGGGAAAAGTTGTTGTTTTCGGACGAAGCACACCCTAATCAGTATTTTGGCACGGAGGATGTACTATGACGACCACACCGATTACCCGCACACAGGCAGTCGCGCTTACAGGGTTGCGACTGCCCTATCACCACAATTGGTACTTGGTCACGGGCTTGCAATGGTATCCAACCTACGCAGACTACGCGCACACGTCGGCGACCGCGAACGGGCTGACCGCCGTGATCGGCAAGCGGGCGGAAGCGAGGGCGGCGTGAACACAAAAGACATTATGACGCTTCAAAAAGACTATCGCAAGTCATTTAACTGGAAATTCGAACTGGCTGAAGTCATTTACCGCCGTGAAATCAACCCGAAGACACCACACATACGCGCAATGTACCGCGAATTAGACGCGATTGGCTACGAGTGGAACGGCGAATTTTGGGTTCTAAAGGAGACTATCAAATGATTGGTAAATCACATGTAATCCAAGATATGCCCTGTTTAGAGTTGCCTTTTAAACAAGGTAGCGACGAATGGAAAATGTTCCAGTCGCGGTGGGTGTTTGTGGGGGTTTGTCCTCGCCCTAAGACGAATTGGCAATGGTTTATCCACCATGTTTGCCACGGGGCGATGATGGGCTTCCCATTACTAGATGTTCTAGTGTGGTCATGGCGGGAGCGTATTCCCGATGATTTTGACATTCCTGAAGACGAGGTCGCGATATTTGTTCGCGAGTATCCGGTGACCACTAAGGATGTTCAACCATGATAACGAGTCGCCGGAAAGCGCAAGCGGAAATTACACATAAGGAGAAGGCAGCATGAATAAGCAGCGAAAAGCAAACGGCGGGCGCGGTATCGAGTGGACGCATACATGGGGGGTAAACGAAGGTTACACCGCGAACCCAATACGCGGTTGTAAGCACGATTGCCAATGGCGGATGCCGGATGGCAACGTGGCGACCTGTTACGCGAAAACGGTGGCGGAGAACTTGGCGCAACACGCCTACCCTAACGGCTTCGCGCATATTCAGGAACTTGATTGGACAGAGTTACAGGCAATTGAAAAGCTGAAGACGCCTGCGGGTATCTTCATTGACAGCATGAGTGACTTACTTGGAGCCGGTGTTCCTGAAGTGAGTATTGCGCATGTTATTTCAGTCATGCGCCGCTGCCCTCAGCACGTGTTTTATGTGCTGACCAAAAACCCGCCGAAAATGACGTTTTTCGATTGGCCGGAGAATGTCTGGATTGGTGTATCGGCTCCCCCAACGTTTATGTTTGGGAAAGAACTCACACCAGAACAGCAATTCCGTTGGTATGACCATGCGCTTGAACTTTTAGGGCAAGTTGATGTTCCGGTTCGCTGGACTTCGATTGAACCGCTGTCATTCGATGTTGCACCATTACTTGAAAAACATTGGAACAATTTTGAATGGGCAGTGATTGGCGCGGCAACCAATGGCAAGCAAACATTTCAACCTGACGAAAAGCTTCTGACTCGCGCTTGGAAGGCATTGGGCGGCAAACCGTTGTTTATGAAGGGTAACCTCGATTTGCGGTTAGCAGAACGCGTGTGTGGTCGGTGGTTGGAAGAATGGCCGTTACCCGTTCCAAGTTGGCGTGAAATGCGGGGGCAACCATGAAACCCTACGACCTCGACCGGCTCACGGAAGTCGTCCAAAGCGGTTGGAACGGCGACTTCTACTTCTCCCGCGAGGACGCCGACGCCCTCGGTATCGGCGCACCTGTGACCATGCGCGGTGAACCGCTGCACGCGGCTATCGAGGCGCTCGTGGTGAACTGGCATCAGGAAACGGAAGCGGACGGCGGCGTGATTACGTACTACAGGGAGGAATGATGGATATAGCTAGTCATGTGCAATATTTACTAGGACGTAATGAGTGGACGCTGAAAACGTTAAGCGACAAAACAGGTTTGAGCGTTAGCTACCTTTCAGATATTCAACGCGGGCGAACCATCCCAACGCTTTACACCCTCGAAAAGATTGCAGCGGCGTTTGAAATGTCGGTAGTCGTCTTTCTTGGCGGTGCGGATTTGGGATTATCGAATGATGAGCAGTGGCTACTTGACGCATACCGCGCGGGCAATATGGTTGAAATTTTGCGGTTACTTGTCAATAACGCGGATGGCGTGGATCAGATCAAACCGATTACTGACGAAAACGGCGACATTGTAGAAATACCATTTTAGGAGGAATGACGAAATGGCACTCAAGAAACCAGTATGCACCGAATGCGGGCGGACGCTCGCAGCCAACGAGGTCGAGGTGTGCGAGGCGTGCGCGCTCGCGCTGGCATCGGAGGCGGATACTAAGGACATCGTAACGGACACAAACCGGACAGTAACGGTAAACGGTGTAAACGAAAGCGAGGAATGAACATGGTTACACGGTCAGAATTGATTGTCGGTAAAGGTGACTACATGATGAGCCTGTCAAAGTTGACGGGTAAGCAGGTTTCAGATGTGACGTTTTACGTGTCAACGCAGTTCGGCGATCCGGTGATGAAAGTATGCGAAGTGTGGTTTACGGATAGCTCACGGATGGGTGTAGAGGGTGAACATGATTTTCCCTATTTGACGAATTATCGGTCTTACCCTATGCCTAACACGGATGAGGAAACGTTGCTTTCCTTACTTGAAAGCGAGGACAGCGAATGACCACCTTACCACTACCGGATCGACTCTACGTTACCCGCAAGCTGCGCGGACTCTCGCAGGCGGCGCTTGCGGAGTTGGCAGGCATGACGACCAAACATTACCAGCGCATCGAAACGGGGCACGTTGTCCCACGCATCGATACCGTGCAAGCGCTGGCGGATGCGCTCGACTGCGAGTTGACGTTGAAAGCGAAAGGAAGCGAGGAACGATGAAACACTATCCTAGACAATGGAACCAACGATCGTGGTATGTAACCGACATTATTGACGGCGTAGTGAATGTTATTCAAGACATTGATAATGACGGATGGATTGAATGGGTTCCACTTGACGAATACGCGTCTATTTGGTCATTTACATCTTTTGCGCAGGCTTTTATCTGCTGCGACTCGCCAACGGTTCGAGTATGGGAATATCCACGAGAAGGGATACCACTACCATGATAAACCCTGATGCACTTTTAACCTGTAGTGAATTCCGTGTTTTGCGCGACCTCTACGCATTACAGCGACGCACACACGTACTACCACAGCTAAACGCGCGAAAAACGGCTCTACGGCGCGATTTAGACGTATTGTATCGCCAGCATGACCGCGCGGCGAAACACGATAAGCAGATCATCGAAAACAACATGCGCCCGTTGCAAGTTGATTACCAGTACATCAGCGGACAGGTTGCGGTGATCGAGCGCGAACGGGAAGCGTTGACGGCGCGTGTCCCGGAACAGTGGCGCGTCGAATTCTTTACACTCAAGGGGGCAGCATGAGCGGTTATGTTGATATTTGGCGACTGTTGAAAGACTATGTTCGTGAGTTCGAAATTGCCAACGGTTGCAAGTTTAGCGATGAGGCATGGCAACGGATTAAGCAGCTTGAGGCGGATATACGTCAATCACATTGGATTGAAATGAGCGAGGCATTGAGACTTGAACGCGAACATCGCAAACAGGAGCAACCATGACCACACGTGACGAACTCCTCCGCTACCGTCTCGCACACCCTGACCTCTCGGATGCCGCTTGCGCTGCGCACTTCGGTATCACGCGGTCGGGGTTCGCGGGCAGCGTGAGCAAGGCGCGGAAGGCGGCGAACCATGTTAACCACGCGGACGGGATGGTTGCGGCATTCGGTTCGGAAGAATACCGACAGCAAGCAATCGTAAGTGTTGAACAGGCGGCATAACTAAACCGCCCTTTCGGGCGGCGTAGTCTTCGTGGGCACGAAGAATTGGAGCATAACATGAAACTTGGAGGTAGGCAAAACGGACTCGCACAAAATGCGAAAACATTAATGTTAGATTGGATAGGGACGCGCACCCAGATAACCTTTCTTCTCGATCTCGCGACAGCGCGTGACCGTGAAGCTTACGACATTATCAATGTCCTGAAGTCGAAGCGCACGTTTCTCCCGTCTGTTATTCTGGGATTGAAGATTGTATGGGAGGCAGGGCAGGGCAAGTATGATACGCTGTTGATGTCCTTTCCTGATGTTATTGAAAAGCTACAGATCAAAATATCACCGCCGCCAACGCCACCCGATACAAAGGCGCTAGAGGACAAGATAGAAGAAATGCAAGGCATGATTGAACTGTTTATCGCCAACCAGAAGCCTAGCGGCCTCGCCATGCAATCGACGCAGCCCACGACAACGGGCAAGCCGCTTGCGGTTGCCACGCTGGCGATGCCGACGTTTGACGAGGACGATGACTTGATACCGATGCCAACGAAGAAGGCGGCAACGGACGCGGGGCAGAACTTTTTACGGTCAATGAGTGGAGTTACACATTAGGAGGCAACCATGACAACCGTGAACCTCGATGCAATCGCGAAGGCGCTGGCGGAGTACGAGAAATACATCGCGGAAGATGCACAGACGGGTTATCCCTATTGGTCGTCAAGGATTAGTGAGGAATACGCGGGTACGTTTGCCGACGCGCTATCGGCGCTCGTGGCGGTCGCGCGGGCGGCGAAGGCGGTTAGCGAACAGTTCCATGTGGATTTTGGCGGAGTGATAAACGCAGAGTCAATGTGTGTTGGGTGCATCCCAAATTATGATAACGGGATGTGGGGACATCACCCTAAATGTATCGTGAAGGCACTAGAAGACGCCCTGAAAGCAATCGAGTAAACGAAAAACCCGACTGCCATCGGGTTCGCGGCAACGGGGAACGGTTGCGCTGTAACCAATATAGCATAGAACAAAAGGACGGCGCAACTATGGGTATAGTAATCCAATTCGGGGTATTCGATGAACTTGACGATTTCGCAGTCGTTGAGCTCGGTAAGCGGTGGCTGCGCGTTCCCGCGTGGCTGGTTTGCGAGTGGGAAGGGGATGGCGGGGTGTATGGCATTGTTCGCGAATATAACCTTGAACAGTTGACGATCTTCCGCCCGTATGAGTATCGCGCCATGAAGAACATCCGCGATCAGGCGCGGGCCATGCGGCGGTTCTACCTGTACGGTGACACGGGTACGCTGTCAGCGGTGGAACGCCGATGCTTAGATGTGGAAGCCGATACCCGCGCGAATTATCCACACTTACGCGGTGATGCCATGTATGAGCATATCGCTACCCACATGGGAACGGACTACACGCCGCGGCAGGTGAGGGCGATCCTTGAGGACGCGACCGACGTTCTCCGACAGCAGGAAAGCGAAATCGAGGACGCGTATTATGCTAAGTTAGCCAAGCGGATTGCGAAGATTACGGCGGCATTCGAAGTGGCTGCGTAAGAAATCGGTTTGAAACCGCGTCTATACTTGCTTTCGTGGGGTGCGGTTATGATACAATTAATGATAGTAATAAGTGCAAAAGTATTGCTCCAAAGTTGAGCGGATCAACACCCCTTTCGATGAAAGGGAAGGGCATGGGTTCAAATCCCATTGGAGCAACTTGCTCAATACGAGCAGCGGTAATCGTTAGTCCTTTCCCTTTCGATTATGCCCCCGCGCAATCGGGGGCGCATCGCTTACGACGAAACCCTCGACAGCTTGCCATCGCGCAAGCTGTTTTCATTTCCTCAAGGATACCCTATGGACTGCTTCGCCGTGTTCGCGGTCGCCGTGTTCGTGCTGCTGGCGGTCGTCAGCGCGTGCGCGTGGCGGGTGCCGAAGCGGATCACGATTAGGTGGATTAAGAACACCCATGAATGAACGTAACATTAATATCACTCAAAACGTCACGGTAAACGGCGCAACGGTGTTGCAAATCTTTCAGAACTCGACACTCGATTACACCGTAACCGGAACGCGTCCCAACGGCAACGACATCAATGTAAGCGGTTCGAAGACATTACCGCAAATGCTCGGCGATATGACCGGGGCGCAGCGGTTGGCGTGGCTTCGTTACGTCATGGTTCTTGCTGCGCGGATGGCGTATCTAGGGGATGATAACTAATGACCGCCCATGAATATTACGTGGATAGCGTCAACGGTAGCAGCGGCAACGCAGGAACGTCATGGGGTGCAGCCAAGGCCACACTCGCACAAATTGAGGCGTTGCCGGTTGTCGCGGGTGATCGCGTTCATTGTCGCGGTGTCTTTCGCGAGTCGTTGACGGTTGGTGTGAGCGGCGGCAATTCATACACGACAGGTACGGTATCTGTCACCAACGGCTCAAAGACGGTCACAGGCAGCGGAACATCATGGAGTGGTAACGCCTTCGCAGACGGCCAGTTCTCGGTGGCGGTTCTCGCCAGTGGAACAGATGGCGTCGCCAACGGAACCACCACGTTTACCAGTGCGGCGGGCAACTTCCAAGCGGGGCATGTCGGTTTAGTGATCCGCATCGGCACAAAAGGCGCGTATGTTATTACCGCCCGCGCGAGTGCGACTTCGATTACATTAAGCGGTAGCCCGTCAGCGGGTTCTGGATTAACGTACAATGTCGGGCCGACGCCGCCTATTGAAATCGCCAGCGTAGACAGCAATACACAAATCACACTGAAGTATCCTTGGTGGTTTCCATCTTTCGCCGGATTAAGTTATGAAACATGGCGCGATATTCAGTATGTCGTTGATCCCGGCGACGAAGCGCGAGTTACAGGTAGCGACAATGATCAGACCGCTACGCGCTCAAATGCTGTGACCGCTAACATAAAAACATACCGCACATTTCGCGGTTTTCGTATTGATCGCACGTCAAGTGATGGGTTTTCAGTTACGGGGTCAAGTAGCGGGTGGATTATTGAGGATTGCGAGTTCCACGACATCGGGTCGGCGGCAGTCTATCTGGCATCTGTCAATTCTAAAAAATGGACATTTCGGCGCAATTTTGCCTTAACGAATAATGTCGTGTTCTCATTCCCTGATACGGGGAATAATACGGGATTAGTCCTCGAAAATAACATTGTTCGCAATCGTGGCGACGCCTGCTTTTATCTTGCCGGTACGGGCGGAGCGCTGGTGCGGAATAATACCGTGCAAGGTGCAACCGGCATCTATGATTGGGGCGTGAACACCGGACAGGCAACACAGGCCATTCAAAACATTTTTATGCTATGCGTTACTGCCCTAAACGGGGCGGCATCGGGTAACATCAACGAAGATTACAACGCCTTCGTTAACAACAATACGGATCGCACGAATACGGCAACCGGCTCGAATTCGGTTGCGCACGGGCCGTTACTGGCGGCCCCATTTCGGGCGTATGGCTTTATGTTTCCGCAGCCGCCGCGTGGTTCCTTGTCGCAGTGGTCAACGTTAGCCGCGAAAGCCTCACCCTTCCCGCCGTATGACGATTTCTATGGTGTTCCGCGCCCGACAACCGGCAGTAAATGCAGTTGGGGCGCGGTGCAATATCCGCCCGTTAGTCGCAGCACGACACAAACGCACGGCGGAACCTACAGCCTGAAGTTGGCTGATGCAGGACGCACTCAGTTCTTCGTTCCGGTTACTGCAACGTCTACGACGATCAGCGTTTACGTGTACCGCGAAGCCGATTACGCAGGCACAAACCCACAAATGATTATTCGTGAATTGGGCGTTGCCGAACGGATCACAACAGACGCGGGAAGCAGTGCAGGATGGAACCAACTCACGGACACGTTCACGCCAGCTGCGGCGGGAGTGGTTGCGGTTGAAATTGTAAGCGATAACACGGCGATAAGTGGTAGTTATGCGGTGTATGTAGATGACTTAGCGGTGACATAATGGCGACGCGCAACCCCGGCACATTTGAAAACTGGTTAACGCCTTCACTTGTGCTGACTGTGGTAGCCCCAAAATCGGGCACTACGGGGACGCAGGAATACTGGTTGACCAGTGTTCTCCCGCTGACGGTTTACACCGAGACAGCGGGTTCGAGCGGGATATCGGGTGCGGCGGCGATTACCGAGAGCGCTGACACGCTGGTCTCTGTGGGTACGGTTGCTGTACAAGGTGCGTCCTCACTCACTGAGAGCGCCGATACCGCCAGTGCAACCGGAACGGTCGCGGTTCAAGGTTCGTCAAGTCTGACCGAAGGCGCTGATACATCGAGTGCAGCCGGTACCGTTTCCGTTCAGGGCAGCGCGGCGATCACCGAAAACGCAGATACCCTTAGTTCAGCGGGGACGGTACTCGTACAGGGTAGTGCATCGCTGACTGAAGGCGCGGACACCCTTACTGCTGATGGTGTTGTGGGAACTGCTCCTAATACGGGTAGTGCTGCCATCACTGAAAGTGCTGATACGCTTTCCGCAGCGGGGGCGGTCGCAGTACAGGGTTCAGCTTCTATTACTGAAGGCGCTGACACGTCAACAGCTGCTGGAACAGTTGCCGTACAAGGGTCTGCCAGTCTTACGGAAGGCGCCGACACTTTATCGGCGGCGGGGTTGCTTGGCGCTGGCCCGACTAATGGTAGCGCTGCCATTACCGAAAGCCCTGACACCCTCAGCGCAGCCGGTACCGTTGCGATTGTCGGTGTGGTCTCGATTACCGAACTCGCGGACGTGTTGTTTGCAACAGGATTCAATGGATCAGCACCGCCGATCTATGGACGCATGTCTGTACGTTTTGCCGCATTTGCGCCGCGTGTATACGCAAGGGCATCGAAACCCGGTATACGCGCCCGAAGTTTTGCACCTGAAATCAAGATACGTGAAGGATAAGCTATGGCTCTCCAATACTCTGTAACTGTGAACAATGCCCGCCTTGACGCGATTGAAACCGCGATCAGCACCAGCGCCATTATGAAAATTCGCTCCGGCTCCGCGCCTGCGACCTGCGCCACCGCTGACAGCGGTACGGTTCTCGCAACCATTTCGCTTGGCAGCGATTGGATGGCGGCGGCATCGAGTGGTAGCAAGGCAAAGAATGGTACATGGCAGGACACCAGCGCTGACGCTACCGGCACGGCTGCTCATTTCCGTATTTACGCCTCTGACGGTACAACCTGCCATATTCAAGGCACGGTTACAGCTACGGGCGGCGGTGGTGATCTGACGCTCGACAGCACGTCGATTACTGCAACCCAAACGGTTACGATTACTTCGTTCACCATTACAGCAGCCAATACCTAATCATGCCAACTAATCTTCCTGTCAGCGCCTTGGAGCGCAGTACGCTCTCGGTAAGTGCTCAGTTTTATGATGAGCGTGGCAGCGCTGTTATCCCTGACACGTTGACTTATACGCTGACTGATATGTACGGCAATGTGGTCAATAACCGCATTACTGCCAACCTGACGCCCGCAACGGCGGTTGTTGTCGGACTCACGAACAACGATTTGCAGATTTCGGGGTATTCGGGGGTCACGCGTCAACTGCTGTTCGAAGGCACGTATACGAGTGTCACGCTTGGCGCTAATCAGTCGTTACGTGATTGGGTGAACTTCGGCATTATCAACGCGGTGAAGGTGACGTAGTGGTTAACGGGATGAAAAAGGATGGGTAGGGCATGGGTAAGAAAGCAGTTAGTAGGCGCTCAAACGCATTACGCCGCAATGTTCGTAAATATGGCGGATTGCTAGATAGTGTATTGTCTAATCTGCCACACTCACAAGTTGAAGAATTTGCAAAATTTATACCTGTCAAAGTCATGGACTTGGTTGACGACATTCAGGGTAAATCAGTTGAAACAGTAGCTGTCAATGTTGCCCCACCATTTTCACACATGTTTTTTGAACTCGGTAATCTAGTTGCTTCAAATCAGCGATTTAGCCATACAGATTACGTATTAGGAGCTTTTATCAAAAGCTACGAAGCCCCTGACGACGAATCCATTGATTTCAAATGGATGTGCGATATTTGCTTTGTAATTGAGTGGAGCGATGGAAAAAAGAAGTCATTTGATGAGTCTGTGCGGTATTTCGTCACAAACAAGGGTCAGTTGAATAAGTTGGGTTTTCGGTCTTTGTCAAGAAATGCAAATATTGACGAGTCAAATATTAACGCCCAACAACTTGTAGTTTTTAGTGTTGCATTGAGGATAGTATTTCACGCGTTAAGCCTTATGAATTGTCACAATGTGGTGCTTCTCGATGACAAACCGAACAGCAGTATGTCGCGTGATTACGAGACCCATTTCGGACACCCCTTGGTTACTTATAAAACACTGCGAATTAAACCTACCAGTAAATCGGGTGAATTGTTTGGTTCTAATGACTATCAGGATGTAACAAGCTATCACATACGGCGTGGCAACTTTGCTCATTACAGTGAAGCCAAACCACTATTCGGCAAATTCAGTGGAATGTTTTGGAGACCCGCTACTACAGTTGGCGACCGCAAAAATGGCGTAGTCATTAAGGATTACGAGGTAAAGCCCGATGGGCAGACGGCAATATAGTGATAACGACAAGGCAACCGCATTAGCTGCCCTAGATGCCAACGGTGGCAACGTCAACAAGACCGCTAACATGCTTGGCATCCCCGCAAGCACGTTAACAGAGTGGCGAGATGGGCGAGTAAACCCTGAAGTCACGGAAGTTCGTGGACGTAAAAAAGAAGAGTTAGCAGGGCGATTGGTTGAAATCGCACACCTACTCATTGACGCAATGCCTGACAAAATCAAAGACTCTAATTTGCAGCAGGCCGCAACCACGCTTGGGATCACAGTCGAAAAAATCCAACTGTTAGACGGCAAGGCAACCGAACGCAAAGAGCTAACGGGCAAAGACGGCGGCGCAATTGAGACACGCGTGTCCATACTATCAGAATTAAGTGATGATGAACTCGACAACCTCATTGCAGGAAATCCGCCAAGCCAAAGAGGAAAAGGCACGACGCCTCTTACAGCGTGACTTTACGCTGTTTAAGTATTACATGTTCAAGCGGTATCAGCACAGCCGCCATTTACAGGTGCTTGATGAGCACTTAACGCAGGTTGCGCGATATGTGGAAACGGGCGGACGCGAGGGCATCGCGTTTTTAATTTCGATGATGCCACCCCGTCACGGTAAGACGTTTACGTTAAGCCGTTTCTTCCCTGCATGGTTCTTGGGGCGTAACCCTGACTTTCGTGTCATGTGTGTGACCTATGGTCAAATGCTATCTGACAAGAGTAGTCGGCAGTCGCGTAACCTGATACCGTCGCCTTGGTATCGAGCGGTGTTTCCTGATGTGCAGCTTGATAACCAGAGCAAGGCCGCTAATGCATGGGATTTACAAAACCATGAAGGCGGCATGGATGCGTTAGGCGTGTTGGGCGGTGCGACAGGAAAGGGCGCGCATATCCTGATATGCGATGATCTGCTCAAAAACCGCGAAGAGTCTGAGTCAGAACTGACACGTGACAAAGTATGGGACGCATTCAACGATGACTTGCTCACACGTTTAGAGCCGGGCGGCGCGGTAATTTTAAACGCTACCCGCTGGCATCTGGATGATCCTATCGGGCGCGTACTAAAGCACTTCCAAGACTTGTACGGTGATAAGCTAAAGGTGCTCAAGTTTCCGGCGATTGCGGAAGAGGACGACGTCCTCGGACGCGAGGTCGGTGAGGCCCTATGGCCTGAACGCTATCCGATAGAAACATTGAGACTGATGGAAGCCCGCGCAAAAGAAACGGGTAATATTTATGGTTGGTCAGCACTTTATCAGCAAAATCCAATTGCCCATGAGGGCGGATTATTCAAGCTCCAATTCCTGAAACCGTATCTTGATACACACCCGCCGATAGTGTCAGCATGGCGCTATTGGGACTTAGCCATGAGCGGCAAAACATCGGCTGACTATACAGCAGGTGTGAAGATAGGGCAGGCCATAGACGGGCATTATTACGTACTTGATGTGCAGCATAAGCGCGTCGAATGGGCTGACTTGGTTGCGTTCCTCGCTAAGATCATGATCGAGGACGGGCCAACGGTTATGCAAGGCATTGAAAACAAGGGCTTTATGAGCCGTGCCATTACTGATCTCAATCTTGACCCACGATTGCACGGTTACACGATTTTCGGATACGACGTAGACAGCGATAAATATACCCGTGCTACACCTGTAGCCTCAAAGATGGCAGCGGGTGTTATTCACATCCTCAACCGCAGTTGGACACAAGAGTTTGTTGAGGAACTCGTGGTCTTTCGCGGTGACGGTAGCGATGTGCACGACGATCAAGTCGATGCATTGAGCGGCGTATGGACAATGGCAGCAAGTGGAACTGTAGACGGCGAACTGAACTATGAACCCGAACAAACGTACTTCGGCACTTATTAGACTCGCGTCGAAAATCCTCGCGTCGTGGAAAACATCGGAAGAACAGCAGTTCCCCGGCGTGCGCTTCGATAACGGGGACGCACGGTGGTCTGAGGGTTATGGCGTGCCGATGGATGACGAGCTACCTGATTTTGTGAAAAAGGATAATGACGGATGGGATTACGTAACACCTTCCAAAAACAAGTAAATGCCGTCCGTAGTTGGTTTGTCAAAGAGGTGGTCACAGTCGGCGCTCGCTTCGACGCAGACGGCGGCGATTTCGGGACAGGCGGGCAAGCGATTGTCCTACCGCACCGCGTCTATAGCCAATGGACAGAGGCGCAGACGCTGAAGTATTTACAGGAAACGACCGCCAAAAACTATCAATTCGGCTTCGATGCGCCCTATAACAAAGAATATCCGTTTACGCCGCCGACTGAAGACCCGTTGAAAGAGTGGTCATTTACCACGCGTGAGTATGTGCTGACGCAGACGCATGCGGCCTATCAGCGTAACCCGCTCGCGAACACGGCAGTCGAGTACACGGCTGATTTCGTAATCGGTGACGGGTTCAACCTAACGTGCAAGAACAAAGAGGTTGAGGAAATTCTAGAAGATTTCATTTGTTCACCGGATAACCGACTGCGCGAATGGGAACGGCAAGCGGTTGTCGATTTGCAGGTAGACGGCGAAATCATCCTGCGTTATTTCAAAGGGATGAACGAAGACGGCGTTGCGGACGCGATTTCGGTGATCCCGCAGCGTCCTTGGGAACTGCAATACATCAAGACGGAACCGGGCAACTTTAGACGCCCGGTAGCCTACCACTTCAACCGCCTTGTACAGTCGGGGGATGATCCAACCAGCGGCACGATGACCGAAATGGAAGACGTGCCCGCCGGAGACATCCTGCATGTGGCGATTAACCACCACGCCTACGAGTTACGCGGGCGACCTGACCTATACCGCATTCTGCCTTGGTTACGCGCAGACACCGAATTTCTACAGAACCGCGCCCGTCAAAACTATTGGCGCGGCTCGTTGTTGTGGTTGGTGCGGGTGATCAATGGCAGCGCTTCACAGGTTGCCAGCGTAGCGGCGCGTTGGTCGCGTCCACCGACAGCGGGCAGCGTGGCAATCGAGAGCGGAAACGTCGAAGTCGAACCGCTGGTTAATCCAAGCGGCGCGAACGAAGCCAACGAAGACGGACGGCAAATTAAGTTGCGCAATATCCTTGGTATGCGCATGGCAGAATACATGTTCGCCGATGGGCAGAACGCGAACCTCGCCAGCGCTACCGCACAGCAGCTACCCGCGATTACCCGTTTCCAAGCGTATCAAACTATCATGATTGAACAGGTGTGGTATCCGCTGTTTAAGCTAGTGCTACAGAACGCGATTGATCTAGGCTTAATCCCTGAGAAAGTGGAAGAACAGACCAGCGACGGCGAAGCGGTATCTGATGAGCAGATGCCCGAAATGGAACCACAGAAGCCCGATCCAGAGACAGGCATGCCGAAGCCGATGGCGATGCAGCCGGATAAGCTGCAACCGCCGCCACCTGTTGACCCGATGACGGGCAAGCCGATGCCAGCGGGAACGCCTGCGCCCGCCAAGATGATCGATACCTTGGAAGCGTTCGACGTGGTGTACAACCCGATTAATCAGCAGGACTTGAAAGCGCTCGCCGACGCGTTAAACATCGCGGTCACAAACGAATGGGTGAGCAACGAAACCGCAAGCATCAAGATGGGTTTCGATTATGCGATTGAGCAAAAGAAAATCCAACGGGAGCGCGTGAAGAACCAATCCGACATTGCAGCCGGACTCGTGCCGCCGCCGCCCGAAATGATCCCGCCGCCACAGGATAACCCGAATGCCGCTAACAAGAACGCAGCGTGAGCGCGTCCTACGCCTCGCACAACTAACCGTTCCACATGACAAGCTGAACGCGGCGGGACGGTACTGCGAGAGCTATCTGCGACTCAAATTGTACCGCTTCGAAGATCGCGCCGCGTTAGCTGTTTACAACCTGCTGAAACAGGCGAACGCCGACATCCGCGATTACGCGCTGTACACGGCTTCCAACTTGCGGCTTACGACCATCGGCAACGACGCCGCAAGCATCACGTTTCGGCGCTTGGTGGGCAGTTATGCTACACGACGCTTGACGGACTACGGACAGCAAGCCGCTGTTGTCGGCTATCGATACGCGGTGATGAGTTACGCGGCGGGATGGTACGGGCGGCTGTGGATGCTCATGGAGGCATCACACGGCGATAAGCGGGTGAAGGTGTCTCATGTATCGATGGCCCGCGCCGCAATGGCGGTTTTGCAACCGGGCTTACAGGAAGCCGTTCGCGCGGACATGGACGCCTACGATTACATGGGCAACGAGTGGCGCGATACGTTTACGCTGGCGGTGAATGCGTCGGCGGCGAAGGTCAAGCGCGTCTTGATGGCGACGGCAAGCAATCCGCAGTCCGTCCTCGCGATAACGCAGGACATCGGGCAAACGGTGGGCGTCGATGCCAAAGGGCAGCAGGCGAGTAAGGGCTTGTATCACGCAACGCAATTGCCGATTCGCGCCGCTGTCATGCGTTCGGCGAACCAAGCGAGCGCGGAAGTCTACAAAACACACACTGAGATGCTTTTAGGTGCCATGTGGGTGACGAGCCATGATGAGCGCGTGTGTCTGGTGTGCAGTCGGCTTGACGGGCACATTTATGTCATTAACTCGCTGGTGGGTATCGCGTTACTCGGTTTACCACCGGACGGCAGTCATCGCGGCTGTCGATGCACGATTATTCCGCTGATGCTTCCCTACGACAGTCCTGACGACCCGCCGCAGGATGGGTTTGACGACTGGTTGAATGAATGGGGATTCTACGACGAACTTGATTTCTTTATGGATGACACAAGACTAGAGAGTACACAAGTATGACCACTATCCTGATTGAGAGCCTTGACCTCTCAGAAGCGCAAATTGATGACGGACAGCGTGCCCTTAAGAATGTAATTCTAATACGCGCTGGAACTACGTTGAACAGAAGGCATTATAGCGAAGATATACTGAAAAAATCCGCCCCACTTTTTGAGGGCATCAAAGCCTATGACAGTCACAAGATAGGCGTAGCCCGCCAAGTGTCCGAGATAACGGGATGGTATTCAAATATCCGCTACGAAAACGGCGCAATTAGAGGTGATCGATTTTTTAGCCGAACCCGTGCAGGGCAAGATGTATTTGCTATTGCTGAGGATATTGTTAAAGGGCGTGCCCCCCGCAGCTTAGCAGGATTGTCCATTAATGCAGTTGGTACAGAAAAGATCAAGAAGTTCGATGACGGCGTTGCGCTCAATGTCGAAAGCATAACGGGTGCAACGAGTGTTGATGATGTAACGGATCCGGCAGCCGGTGGTACATATTTAACCGCGTCTACAAATGGCGACGAGCTAACATCAACCATTTTAGACGCGTTGACCTTTGAAGAATTCTTTAATGCGCGACCGGACTACATCAAGCGCATTCAAAACGAGATGAAAACCGCGCGTCAGGAGGATGCACTCAAGGCGGCGAAAGCCGAGGCTGAGAAGCACCTGAACGCGTTAACCGAAGCACAAGAACAACTCGCAGCTTTACAGACAGGACGCGAGGCGGCAACTGCTGAACTAGCAGAGGCACGGCGTGAACTGGCACTTGAAAAAGCATTCCGTAAGGCAGGATTGCCAGCGGTTGCCGAGGAGAACTTGCGCGAACACATGGCGGGGAAGCCTGTCGAAGAATGGGCAGGGATTATCGCCCGCAAACGGGATGAACTCAAAGCGCTCGGACTCGAAAAGCGCGTTGCGGTGACGGGAGCAGGGCAGCAGATCGCGCCCGTTGTCATCCCGACTGCCAAGCGTGACCCGATGACGGAAGCGAGGGCACAGATTGCGGGTGCGAGTTCGCCCGAAGACTTACAGCGCATACTAGAGAACATGAGGATTTAACACCATGACAGTATCAGCAACCGTCGCGTCTTACGGGACGCCACAGGTTCCCGACGATTTGTATGTGGTCGGTAACGCCAACACGACCACCAACGTAATTAACCCCGGCGATTGGGTTATTTTTTCCGGTAGCGGGATCGCCGCCGCCGAAGATGCGCAGGCATATTTCAAAGCGTCCGGTTTGGGTATTGCGATGGATCGTAACCCGGCATATGACAATGCAGGTCGCACCGTTGTCAACAGTGCGCTACTGGTTTCCACACGCGGCATCTTCCGCGTAAGCGCAGCCTTTAGCGGTCAGGTCTTGAACGGCGTCCTTGCGTATCCTGCTAGCACGGGCAGCGCGGTTAACGGCGTTTCCGGTATCACGGGTGTGGCTGCGACATGGCAGACTGCCGCGCCGGTTCGCATTTCAGCCAATCCAACGGGCGCGCCCTCACTCGGCGTTGCGCAGGTCATTGCATCTTATCCGACGCTAGGGCCAGCGGGTACGGGGCAAATGGACATTTTGCTTCGCTCTCGTCTGCCTGATTATTTCTAAGGAAGGTGCAACATGGCTATTGATGTAACAAAGGTCTACAAGGTTATCGATCCGCAGGCAGGCACGATTAAAGACGTGACCCCGCAGGCGAAACCCGCACAGCTTGACGAAAGCTTGCTCCCGTATCCGCGCGATCATCGCGGACGGATCACCATTGATCCACAGGAAGTTACCCTTGCTGAAACCAGTTCGGAACTGTCAACCGCGAATTTTCCTGACGCGCTGCGCATGGGCTTACAGGTGGACTTGTTCACGGGCTACAACGAAATCACGACGACTTATCAGTCGTGGGCGCGGGTGATCAACAGCAGCAAACAGCAGGAAGAATACCTGTTTGACTCGGCCATCGGTTTACCGCCGATTGTTGCCGAAGGACAGCCCTATCCTGAGGTATCGACCGACTTTGACAGCGGTAAGATCATTGCCAATGCCAAGCGCGGTTTTATTATCTCGGTGACTGAGGAAATGCAAAAGTTTGATCAGGTCGGCAAGGTTCGCGAAATCGCCGAATTGCTTGGCCGCGCAATGCGCCGTGAAGAAGAACAACGGGCGATGGATGTGATTACGACCACCAGTCACTACGTCCGCTCGAACACCAACGGCGATAACGACGAAACCGTTTCGGGCAGCGGCGCGAACTATCAGGCCGTGACCTTTAGCGCCACCGGCTTGATTACCGCGTTTAACATCCTTCGCACCATGAAGGATCGCAAAACAGGGATTTATCTGGGCGTGAACCCCGATACCTTGATTGTGACCCCCAAGCTGTGGTGGGCGGCTCAACAGTTGATCGGCTCGAACATGACTGTTCGTCAGGGTGGAAACACCACCAACGAAGTCTATGGCACGGGCGGTAATAACTCGTTCTTCAACGTGGTCAGCAACATTATCGTTAGCCCTGAGTTCGGTTCGTCCTTCGGTTGGTGGTTGGGTGAAGCCCGACGCGCCGTGACGTTCCAACGCGTCGAAGGCATCAGCCTGCTCCAAGAGGGAATGGGTGCTCAGACCACGGGCTACTTTAACCGTGACGTGATCCGCTACCGCGCCCGTAACTGGTACGGCGTCGGCATGCGTGACGACCGCTTTGCGTTCCTGTCCACGTCAACGACCGCTCCGGTTGTTGCCTAAGTTCTTGACGAGGGGTGGGGTAACTCACCCCTTTTTAATCGAAAGGTAATCCAATGACAGACAATAAAGAAGTGTTGGCGTGGGTAAAAGAACTCGGACAACAGGCGTTCACGGAAGCCCGCAACGGCAATACTGCGATGCTGAACCGTGTGGGCGTCAATTCCGCGTTGAAGATGTTCCTTGATAACGTGGTAGGCACAGGCAACATAATGGCCGAGTCCTTCCCGGCGTTCTATCCGATCCAGTGGGCGGAGATCGTGCGCTTGCATGAAGAATACAAGCGTGACGAAAAAGTGACCGAGAGCGTTGACAAGGTTGCTGAACTCGAAAGCCGGTTCGTCAAGTTTGAGGAAACCGTGCTTGCCGAACTCCGCAAGCTGACCGAAAGCGCCGAACCTGCGGCTAAGAAACCAGCAAAGAAAGCGGTCAAGGTTGAGGAAACCGAAATCGAAACCACAGAGGCAGACGCCGAAAGCGAGGCGTAGCCATGGCTGAGATTATCTCGAACCCTGCGGGGTTTCTGCTGTCCGGCACGACTGCCAGCGGTGGCGGGGCGGCGATGGATACACGAGCGTCGATGAATTTCGCCTCGATGATCTACGCAACCTATTCGCCATCGGCCATTTTAAAACTACAAGTCAGTCACGATAGCACCGGATGGGTAGACGCGCTTACTGTGACCGGGACACCGACAACGGCGCTTGCTGTAATTAGTGCATTCTATCCCTATGTTCGCGGCGTATATTCAACGGGTTGGTCGACAAGTGCAAGCGCCGTTATCTCGTATTTTCCGGGGATTAACACCTAATGACACTCACTAGCGCTCAACGGGTTCGGCTCAAAATTGCAGATACACCCAAGCGCGTTATTGTGCAGCGTTACGGGGATGGGACAGCCAGCACGTTTCAAGTAGAACACACGAACCTCGTGTCCGCGTCGGCTTACGTGCCAGCGGCGAACGGTTGGAGCGCGACGGGCTGCACGGTGGACACGACGGGTTTGTTTCTGTTTAGCGGGCGGATCAGTGCCGCGTCGGCGGTGCAATTCGATTACGTGCATACTGTTTTCAGCGATACCGAAATCGACCAGTTTCTAACGGACGGTGGAACGATCATCGGCGCGTCTGTCGAAGCGTTAGGGACACTGATGTTTGACGCGATGCGCTGTTCGCGCTGGTTTGCCAGCGACGGCAGCAGCAACGATAACACGTCGAGCCAATCTCACGCGCGGGCGATGTATGACATCTTAGTGGCTGAACTATCCGCCGAAGGTATCGACAGCGGCGGTTTCGGCAGTTGGGCGCTTAATCAGGACGGGTGGACATGAGTTACTTCAAACCCTCCCGCCCGTTGTACCACGCGCAAACCGATAACATCCTACAGTACGCCGGACAAACGGCAACGTGGCATCAGTACGTGAGCGCGACAACAGGCGTTCCAGCGGCGGGCATCGGCGGACAATCCTACTATGTAGACAGCGTAATAACAGCAGTCTTCGGCGGGGGCGGTGTCGGCGGTGGCGTGGTCGGTGCAAACCTGACGCGCCAACTGGCACTCGGACAACTAGAAGCGGGGCAGGTGCGGATCAGTACCCATCAACCGCTATCCAAAGAAGACGAGGTGATCTGGAACGGTATCCGCTACCGTGTGGACACCGATAGCCAGTTTTCACCGTTGAACGGGTTTTACATGAGCATCTTAACACGAGGCGACAATTGACCACTAAAATTCTAGTCGTATCCGATGACGGGACACCAAGCGGTTACGGGCGCATCAGCACGGAAATCAACCGCCGACTTGCCAAGCGCGGTTATCACATCATGGCGGCGTCCCTCGGTTACGATGGCCTGCTGCCTGCAATGTACGAGAGCGAACCGCTACCGTATCATGTGGCAAGTCTACAGGGAAAGCAAAATTGGCCTGACCTTGTGTACAGCATCGCGGGCGCATACCAACCGGACATCATTTGTGTTACGCAGGATGCTCCCTATGCGCAGATTGTGAAGTCTGGCCCGTATGACTGGTCACGGATCGGCTTCATGGTAATTACGCCCGTTGACGGTGCTCCCATATTCCCCGCATGGGTGGAGGTGGGTAAGAAGTCTGACGCGCTGATGACCATCAGTCAGTTCGGCGTGGACACATGGCGCAAGGCGGGCGTGAACGCAGGATTGGTTCGCCCCGGCGTGAACCTGAATACGTTCTTCCCGCTATCGGCAGACAAGCGAACGGAAATCCGCAGCCAACTCGGTATCGAGGCGGACGCGTTCGTGCTCGGCGTGGCGGCGCAGAACCAAGGACGCAAGAGCATCCCGCAAATGATGAAAGCGTTCTTCGATTTCGCCGCCGACAAGCCAACCGCGCGGCTGCTGCTCGATATGGACGCGCAAAGTCCTGCCGGTTGGGATTTATCTGCGTTATGTGAACAATTCGGTTGGGATAAGTCGAAGATCATTTTCCGCGCCGACGCGGTGGCGAAAGGTGTCACCGGACTCAACGAACGCTACAACATCCTTGACGCGCATGCGGTGCTTGCGTTCCGTGAAGGGTGGGGATTACCACTCGTTGAGGCAATGGCCTGCGGCGTGGTGAGTATCGCGCAAGATTGGTGTTCAGGCACAGAGATTGTCGGCGGGGGAAAAGGCGTCTTAATTGACAACCTTGATTACTTCATGCCGTCCACATGGGGCGGGGCGCTCGATAAGCTCCCGAATACCGACACGATGACGCGCAAGCTGCAATGGTTACACGAGAATCCCGACGAGAAGCGGGCGATGGCCAAGCGCGGCATGGAATGGGCGCGGGAACAGACGTGGGATAAAGCGGTTGATGTCGTGCAAGCTAATATCGAACGCATTATAGAAAAGCGTAAGAAATCCCCCGTAATTGCTCCCGTAGCGGTGAATTCTGCTATAATAAAAGCAGTGGAACCGCTACCGCAATCCCCCGATGGCGTGGCGCAGCAAGTAGCGTTAGTGGAGGGGTAGTCAGTGACCGTTGACGTGGGCAGTCTGATAGTAGGATTTGTAATCGGCGTTTTCGTTATGTGGTTATTCTTCATGGCTACATCAACATACGAGTCAATAACCATTACAAGAAAATCGGACGAGTGGTGGAAGAAAAAACACCCTGATATTTGGGAAGATGTCCAGAAAGAGCGCAATGATGCCCCGAAAACCGAAACCCGTTGACGACGAACGCGAAGACGTGACGGCTGAATGGAAGTCAACTCCGCAATGGACGGTGGGCGACTTTGTAAGCGCGGAAGAATTGAACAAAACCAAAGACGTGACATATTCCGAGCCGATGGGGCAGCATACAGTCGGGTTTGAAACGCTCTCTGAAGTGGTACTTGCCCTCAACACCCTCAGCGCGAGTGGTATCGTCCTCGATGTTGACCGCGATGGCGCTATCGTTTGGCGTACCGGGCACCTCGAACACGTCGCCCGTCTGTACGCCGCCGATCCCGTGCAAACGGAACGCGATTACCACGATGACGTGACGGTTGCGATGGCGTACTGCCGCGAACAGTGGGATGCGTTGGTGGCGGAGGCTAAGGGATAGTGTTTGTCTATATTCTTTTGCAAGAAACCTTTTGGAATGATGTTGACCATGTATCATGGCTAGATGTGATAGATGTATACGCAACGCGACAACTTGCAAAAGATGAGGCGCAACGGCGTTATATTAAAAAATATCCCGACAGGGCATTTGAAACCCTTGAATGGATAAGCCATATTCCAAACGGGCTTACAACACGCTTCGATGTTGATAAATATCATGCAAGCGAAGGTAATTTCGAAATTCATGGGTATTTGGTACAGGAGTCACTAGATGACCCGCCGCAAACGTAAACGCTACACGAACCCCGCGCACTCGCTCGACGCGATCCTGCTCCCGTTTACGGTGATCGCAAAGGGGGCGCGGTGGCTGTGGAGGAAGGCGAAACGATGACACAAATCCAAGTTGGGGATGTTGTTTTTGTGGATTTGCACGGATGGCGCAGAGACGCGCTACATTCGGCGGATACCGCACGGTTTAGCGGCGTTGAGATGTTCATGGGGCTTGAAGCCGTAGATAAACGCGTAGCGATTGTTCGATATATTGACTCTGAATATGCCACAGTAGAAACACAAGATAACCAACGATTTAGTGTCCCGTGCCAGTTCCTTACTCGTTTAGAGAATGCGAAGTGGAATTAATGACTTCGATTAGCGTCATCATCCCCGCTTTCGACCATTTGCAAGAGGTGTTAACCTGTTTAACCAGCTTGCAAACGTTCGCAAGTAAGCAGATACCCATCGAATTCATTGTTGCGGACGATGCCTCGCCCTCGGTGTTCCTGCCCGCTGTCCTTCCTCCTTGTGCTGCAAAAGTAATCCGCCGACCTCAAAACGGCGGATTTGCAGCCAACGCGAACACGGGCGCACAATTCGCAATGGGTGACATACTCCTTTTTGTGAACCAAGACGTGTATGGTGTGGGGCAGGACGCGCAAGAACGCCCATTTAGCATCCATTGGGACGTACCTCTAGTCACCGCCTTCGAAAACGCGGAAATCGGCATCGTGGGGGCGAAATTGATCACCCCTGACGGCAGGATACAAAGCGCGGGCGGCCTTTATGATGCTCATGGTCAGCCGTTCCATAGATGCCTTGGTTACGGTGATCACACGTTTGCGGAAGTAAACACGCCGCAAGAGGTGTCATGGGTGACGGGCGCAGCATTAGCCATCCGACGCGACCTGTTTACGCAGGTGGGCGGGTTCGATGAAGGCTACGTTCGCGGGTACTTCGAGGATACGGCGCTGTGTATGTCCGTTAAGGAACGCGGTTTCAAAGTGTGGTATGAGCCACGCTGTCAACTCGTTCACAGCGTTGGCACGAGCGGCGGCAGTCCGTACTTTATGCAGAACGCCGCGCGGTTCAAAGCGCTGTGGGTGGACACGAAGAAGGTCACGCCGGATACACACGAAATTAAGGCGAGGTGGTGGTAATGCGCATACTCGTTCTCGCGGTTCACTACGAAGTCACGGGGGCGCGGTACATTGCCGACGCGTTCAAGCGGTTAGGCCATGATGTGCGGCATTATGGACAACAAGCGTGGCTTAGAGATGCGTGGGGTGTGGACGTACCCAAAAAGTACATTTGGGAACCGGATTACCCATATCAAGACAATTGGCGACCTGACCTAATTATTATTGCTGATACAAATACGCGCTTGGCTGATGTACCTACACCTCTTATAGGTATTCCCGTCATCAAGTGGAGCAACGATAACCACGTGCGCAACGTTCGTGAAGACGGAATTGCGCACTACTTCCTCGCTCACTATCACGGGCAAGCGCAACCTGTGACCCACGATGACGAAACGTGGCTACCGTGCGCGACCGATGCGACCGTGTTTACGCCATCGCCGATCCCTTGGGAACAGCGCAAGTATGACATCTGCTGTGTCGGTGTCATGTATCCGCAGCGATCTGCCATGATTGACCGCTTGAAAGGTGAAGGCTTCAAGGTGTTCGCGGGGACGGGACTCGTTTACGACGAATACCGTGAGGCGTATCACAACAGCCGCGCGTCCCTGTGCATCAGCAGCAACGGCGATCTTGCACAGCGCGTTTTCGAAACGGCGGGCATGGGGTGTCTGGTTATCACCGATCTGCTACGCGACCTCGAAGACGATAGTACGCGCGAAAAGCTAGGGTTGACGGGGTACGTGAGCACAGGCTTTACCTACGACAACCCCAACAATATCGCCGCCACCGTTGACCAGTGCAGACGGTATCTACGCGGGGACTTTGACCCGATGGACGTGATCGCCGCGAAAACGGGCGCGGAAACGTTGCAGCGTATCGTCCGTGAGCGGCATACGTGGGACAAGCGGGCGCAAGTGGTTGTCGATTGGTATAACAAGGAGTACGGCGTGTCGAATGACCTAATCCTGAACGAAGACGGGACGATTAAAGATACCCCACTCAATCTTGGGAAAACCCTTCCCAATGGGAGGACGCTAGTTGTTGGTGATGAAAGCTGGATAAACGGCGAAACTATTGTCGCGTTAGGCGATATTACGCACGTTGCACCCATCGCTAAACAACGCCCCTACCTGAACCTCGGCTGCGGGAAGACGCACCTGCCATCGGCGAAACCCGCAGGCCACGAAGCCGTAGACGCGGCAATCTACGATTACCCGCTGTGGGTGAACGTGGACAAGGTGCAGGGCGTCGGCGCGGATAAGACGTTCGACCTGTTTACGTATCCGTGGCCGCTGGAAGACAACAGCTTCGACGGCGCGTTATTGGCGCATATTGTGGAACATATTCCACACGAGATTAAGCTAAGTGATAAAAAATGGGTGGAAGTATACGAACAGAAAGCGTTAGATAACCTTCGCACCCTTCAAGACGGCTGGTATGCGTTCTTCAGCGAACTCTACCGCGTACTGACACCGGGCGCAGTCGTGCACATCGTTAGCCCTTACGGGTGGAGCGACGGCGGGATCACCGACCCTAGCCACACGCGATACCTGACGATTAACACGTTTACGCATTCGATGACCCCGGACGTGAGCGACGGGAGTACGTTTCAGTACAACAACGGCGGGATTAACTTCAAAATTGACAGTACGCCAATTATACGGTTTACCCCTTATGCCGAAGAAATCCACAAGCAAACCGGAACGCCGTTTGAGACGCTCGTCGGCGTGTATCTCAACATGGTTTACGACTTCTATATCAAGTTGCGCGTGGTGAAATAATGCCCGTTACAACTGATGTACTTGGTTTAGATAGCGTGATTGCATGGTCTTCAAACCTCAACAACGCCATGACGCAAGCCGCAGGTGACGAGGTGGAAGCCGCAAGCGAAGGGTTGCAGGAAGAAGTCGCAATCGCGATGCCTGTAGACACCGGATGGGCGCAAGGGCGTTGGGGTGACGTGGGCGTACCGGGCGGCGTGTGGGAAGTACGAGACAACGGGCTAACCATCGAACAGGGCAGCGACTTAAAACAGCAGCTTGATCTCTACGAGTATATTATCCGACTGAATGAGGGCAGCAGTAAGCAAGCGCCTGCGGGGTTCATCGATGCCGCCGCTGAGAAGTGGGGCGACAAGTTGGAAAACCGCTTAAACGAGATTTCGGATTTAGTGGATTAACCATGACACATGTCACATCTACGTATAACGTGGAAGCTAGTATAAATAAATCCTATGAGGACGCGCTAAAAGCGCTTGTCGTTGCGGGGCTTCCTGCCTTCATGGTTACGCCGCAAATCGTTGTGAACTGGCCCGAAATCACGGCCAGTACACCGTGCTTTAGTTTCATCCACTTCACAGGTAGCAGCAGCGACCGTTACCAAGGACGCACGGAAACCGACACGACAAGCGCGATGTACAACACGGGCATGTTTGAAGTCAGCGTATGGGTCAGCCGTGACCAAAAGGCAAACGGAATTGACGTATGGGCGGCGCGGTTGTCCTATATGAAAGGGATGTTACAGCAGGTGCATCTTAGGACGCCTGTGATTGTGATCCAAGATTTCGAGAGTAATCCCGCGTATCCGGTCAACACAGAATACAAAGTGAACATGGGCGATATGAATGAAGTGCAGGTTGCACCGGATGAAAATCCAAGCATTCGACGGAAACGCTTTTTAATTAATTACAATTGGCATCTACGGGCGGATATTTAGCCCGTTTGCAAAACACTATCGTTCAGAATGAGCCTCGCAATCGCGGGGCTTTTTGTTTAGGAGGATTGAGAAAATGCCAGAAGTCAGAATTTTAGCAGAAGGTACACTGCGCGGTGTTCAGGCGTCAGGTTCAGGGCGTACATGGTCAACCGCTGCAAGCCCTGCGTCTGCGCTGTATGGTTATGTCCAGAACGGCATGAATGTTACCAGCGGTCAAACCGTGACGACCATCATGGAACGCGGTATCCCTGACCACCACAAGATTAGCGAAAAAGCGCCGATTAAAGTCAGCGTCAGCCAAATGCAAGTGTATCAGACGGGTTTCGCTACCCCGATGGTATTGGCGACTGCTAGCGGGTCAACCACGCCGTTGCAGCATATGGAATGGCGCATTTCGGCGGCGGAAATCGGCGCAGGGACGACAGGCATGTATTACCAGTTCTACGGCGTCCTGCCCGAAAGCGTCAAGATTACCGAAGACAGCAAAGGTAACAAGTTAGACTTCTCGTTCGTCTGTCTCGGCTACGTTGGCCCCACCGGGTCGGGTTATCTCTCATAAAGGGTTATCATGCCTGAGTCATTTAGCTGGCCTGAAGGGAACGTGTATATCTGGACGGGCAACGCAACCCCGTCCAAGTCTGCCGTATTCGCGCTGGCTCAAAACAGCCGCTTACCGATTACTTACGGATGGGATAACCGCGCGAACGCCAGCGGGACGTATTACGACCATAAAACCGGGCAGCGGGCGGACTTGAACATTCAAGCCGTGTACACGGTCGATACCACGATTACCAAGATATTCCTTAGCGCAACCGCCGTCCACATGAAGCTTATTCAGACCAATATCATCGGCAGTGCCGGGTTCTTTCTGTACAGCGGACGTATCGACAACCTGCAATACATCGGCAACGAACGGCAACCCTTCGCCTACACGTTACAAGCCCACTTCAATGCATGGAGCGGCTTTTAAAAGGATTTCACATGACAGATGCACCAACAGTCACAACCCCCGCAGAAACGCCGCAAATCGCGACCTTGAGCGATCTTGAATGCGCGACGATCACCGTTATTGTTGAACTGGCGGACGCGTCAACGGTATCCGTACCGATGAAGATGATCCCGCAGTATCGCATGATGCAGCTCAGTGCCATGATACCAAGCGCAGTACCACCGATTCGCGACATCGCGCCAGGTGGAAAGCCTGTTTACAACTACGAAGACAGCGCCTATATCGCCAACGTGGGGAAGGTCAACTTCGAGCGCAGCAGCTTGATGCTGGCTGAAATGATTAGCCTGTCGATCCCCGGTGAAACGTTGGAAGAACGCGCGACATACATTCGGGAAAAGTTCGACCCGATTGTCACCGATCAACTTGTCAACGTGATCGCCAAACGGCGCGAGGAAGCGAAGGCGCGGATTATCACCCGCGCAGAGACGTTTCACAGATGAGGAAATCGACATTTTAGCCATCTGTGAGCATAACGGATGGACTTATGCCGATTGGTACACACTCCCACAAGGCGAACAGGTAGACCGCCTCGCATACCGTTACCGCCGTCAACGGTTCCTTGATGGATTACTTGACGGGTTTGACGAACGGATTAAGAATGAGCAGAGTATAGAGCAAACGGCTTATATATTTACGCTCATGGAAAGGTTCGCAGCATGAAGACGGTTATGACGATCATCGGGGCGCTGACACTGTGCGCGGGTATCCTGCTGTTTATTGTGGCGTTTACCACGCCGACCAAGTATCCGCTTTCGGGCGCGTCCGCAATCCAGATTTCGCAGGTGTACGCAGAGGCGACGTTCTACGCGGCTCTCGCCATTGCGGCGTTCGTGTTTTCGGGCGTCCTGCTGTACGCGGTGAACATCAGTGAATAAGTAGATTACAAGCCACCGAGAAACCCGCATAACAGCGGGTTTTTTATTTGAGGGTATCCATCTTGTCTAGAGACGTAACGATTGTCTTAAAAGTTGATAATCAGTTCAGCACTCCAATTCAACAATTCAAGGACGAGATTGGGAAGGTTGACGAGTCGGCTGGCAAGCTGAGCGGCGCTGCACAAAGGACAGGCGGTGCACTTGACAAGATGACAACGGCGGTCTCGGGCGCAATCATTGCTTTCGGAACCAATAAGCTTGCAGATATTGTTGGCGACATGTTCGACCTTGGGACGAAAACCAATATCGCCTCGTCAACCTTTGACTCTCTCACTAAGAATTTAGGTGGGTCAGCAACGAACATGAGATCGTTGCGCGATGCCACAGGCGGCACAGTAGACAACCTGACATTAATGGAGGGAACTAACAAACTCCTTCAAATGGGGTTAGCGAGTAACACGGATGAAATGAGTAAGTTAGCCGAGATGGCTATCAAACTCGGTTCTTCTATGGGCATGGATGCTACAAAGTCCATGTCTGATTTTAGTTTATTATTAGCTAATAACAGCATAATGCGCCTTGACCAGTTCGGCATCAGCAGCGGCGAAGTCCGACAGCGTATTATCGAATTGCAGGCGGCAACGGATGGATTAAGCCGCAGCGATGCCTTCAAAATGGCGGTTATGGAAATTGGCGCAAAGGCGCTTGACCGTCTCGGTACAGCAGCCAGCGCCGCCGAAACCCCAATTGCGCGATTACAGGCAAACGTCAGTAATCTTGCACAAGACTTCTCAGGGCGCTTCACAACGGGCGCAAACGCGGTCGCGGGTATCCTCGAAATTGCCACAGGCTCGTATCCGGGGCAGGCGGAGAACCAAGCCGCAGCCGCCGACCTCGCCCGCAATCAGGCCGCCGATTTCGCACGGTCGTATTTCGACGCGATGGAAACGTATATTGATATGTCGGGGGCAAACAAGGCGTCTGATAAATTCGTTAGCACCTTAATGTTTACCACTGCCGAAGCGGTTAAGAATAACCCTAACTTAGACGTGAGGAAGTTCATTGCGGATCGTGTCGCAGAAGGATGGCAGAACGGCGAAGCGATTGGCCCGCAGGATATACAAGGTTACATTGACAGTTTTACCGCTACGTTCCAATTGGCGAACGATGAAATAGCAGTTAACGTTTCCAATCAGCAGGCGGTTGTTAAACAGCAGTTACTTACGAATTACCTCACGGGCGACAGCGGACGCGATTTCTCTCCCGGTGTCAACGTCGCAAAACAAATGCTTGACGCCTATCTTAGCAGTGGCGGGGGGGATGATCGCGCCGACTCCCGAAGACAGCAAGCACAAGCGCAGGCGATAGCCAAACAGCGCAACGATATTTTCAATCTGTTGAATAGCAGTATGACGGGGGCATTCGGGTCAATGGGGTACGATACCACCGTGACCGATCCGGGAATGTTCAGTCAGAAACTTGACCCGAAATACATGAAAAGCCTCGTCCCTCAGTATATGCAGCAGTCCGGCGCAGATCAGATCACCGCCGACCTACGCACAGCGCAAAACGAATTCGAGAAGTTGCAAGCATTAGCCGACCAAAAGTTAATTAGTGACCAGCAATTACAGGGCGCTAAAAACATGGTCGATAACCTGTCTCAAATGGCAGATCAAGCGCAACGCGCCGCCGATAACTATAAGAATTTGACGCTTGCGGGCGCTCTCGGACAGTCAGGCGGTGGTATGCAGGGCGAAATGTCAGACCAGATCATCTCAGAGATGAAAAAGAACGGGGCGTCTGACAAAGAAATTGCCATGATGCAACAATCGCTTGATCTTGCCAGTGGGCGCGAAACGCAATCCAGTCTCGAAATGAAAAATGTGATCGTCCCTAAGATTGCGAAAATGACATCTGAAAAGGCAGCAATCGCCGTTGCAAATGTGGATGCGTTTCTCAAGGAAGCTGTGTTACGGGGGATGAGTCCTGAGGCAATCGCTGCCATGATGCCATCTGTGATTACGGGCGGCGGCAAGGACGGCAAAAATACATTTAACCTCGCAGGGCAAATGGATAACTTCCTCACAGGGCAAACAATGGGGACATCCAGCGGGAGTAAGATGTTTGGCGATGTCGCAGGGAACGATGAGGGATTAACCGGAAGTGGCAAAGGCGGCGGTAAGGGCAACACGAAACTTGTCACAACTGTTATTGCTGATGACATGGCAAGAATCAATAAAGATAGCGGCGGTGTAGATAAAAATTTGCAATCCACTACCGATAACTTGAAAGAGGCGTCCACCTACGCGGATGCCATGAAGAAATCAATGGACACCATGAAAACAGTCCAGACCTTAACGTTTAAGTTCACTGCCGATGATCCTTCGGGGATTTTGGGTATTGTAAAAGCAATGATGGGAGGGTCAAGCCTCGCGGACGTGGTGAAATCCAACGGCGGCTCGGTGCCCGGACAATCGAGCGCGGGCAGGGCAACAAGGGATCGTGGATAATGGCACAAGCGGTATATGAATTCAAAGTAGACAGCAAGCGCGACGGCACGTATGGCGCAACCATCGATGATCTGACTTCCCGTTTAATCGGTCAGGCGGTATGGAATACGGGCATGACCACCGCCTACCAAGATTTCGCGCCGCCCGCACGGTTAACGGTGCAAATCGATAACCGCGATGGCGCGTTCAATCCGGATACCATCGGCGCAACCGTCATCAGCAACGGCGATTTCGCAACGTGGTCGGGTGGCAACCCATCATCGTGGACGGTTACGGGGGAAGTATCCACGAACCCCGAAGTCTCGCAAGTAGGGCAGTCGGCATTGCATGGGGGCACGGGCACAGGCGCGTGCAACCTGTACTCGACTAGTTCATCTGTAAGCATTAGTCAGGTAGTGCTTACGGCAGGAACCACCTACAAAGTCACCTTTGACATTACCGCCACCGCTGGCAGCACGGGTTATATTGGCGTCTACGATAACGCAACGCTGATCAGTCCACGCTACCACTACACCGGAACGTATACGCTGTATTTCAATGCCACAAGCACCACCTTTAAGATTATGTCTTCGGGCGCGTGTGACATGACCATTGATAACGTGGCGGTGTATCCGGTTAGCACCTACGGGTACTTGCTCACTGAGGGCACGTTGGGACGCCTGCGGGCGACCTTTAACGCAACCACCTACACGCTGTATGTCGGGCGGTTGGATTCGTTCACCCCGACACCGGGCAGCAACAGCCGCCGCGTGGTGACGTTGCAATTTACCGACATGATGTTTGACCTGCTGGATACGGAATACATTCCAGCACTGCAAACCAGCGTGACCACCGATGCACCGCTAACAACACTCTTTGAGAGCACCATCGCGCCGTTTCCGTATTCGAGCAGCCATTGGTTACTTGGTGTACAAGGGTCAAGCGAACTCGATTTGACGACAGCGCTGTACACGCCGCCGACCTATTCCTTTGATACCGGAAACACCACCTATGACTACATTGGGGACAATATCCGCGACGGGTCAGGCGGTACTAATGCGCAGGCATTCATCCGCGAGGTGATCGCGGGCGAAGTCTACGCGCGGTTTTTCTACGATCCCAAACTGCCGGGATACGCCTTTCACAGTCGTCATCACGATGCACTCAATACCACCGTTGCCTTTACTGTGACCGAAAATGATTACGAGCCGGATAGTTCGGTATTCATGCGCGAAAACGTGCTGAACAGATCGCGCGTGACCTATCAACCGCGCAAGGTAGGCAGTGCGGGCGGTGTCGTGTGGTCATCGGATACGTGGGTCGGCGTCGATGCCAATCCGGAACCGATTATCATTACCGCGCGTTATCGTGACCCTGCCGTCCCTTCGGCGCGGTGCGGGGCAACCGATTTAATCCCGCTGCTACCGGGCACCGATTATGTTGCGCTGCGGTCGCCAGATTTGATCGATGTCAGCGACGATATGTCGATTTCATATCAAGGCGGCGCAAACAGCGCCGTTATCACGATCAACCCGCGCTCCTACGCGTTTACATTGACCGTGCTGCAAATTCGGGGGACGTTGTTGACTACCTATGACGCACGGACAGCAGAGGCGAACAACGGAGATAGTCAGCGGCGGTATAAACTGTCCAGTGAAACGCTAGACATCGGATCACTGAGCGACGGGAACTTTGCGCAGTCCTTAGCCTATTACAAGGTGAATAAGTTTTCCGACGCCATATCGACATTCCAATCGATTAATTGGATTGCCAACAAAACAGATAGCCGGATGGCGAACGCCTTAAGCATGAGCGTCGGTGATCGAATTACGGTAAGCGACGGATGGTTATCTCACAGCGCGGATTATATCGTGGTGGGGTATCGGCATACGGTGACGTGGGGCGGCGACCACACGCACGATACCACAGCCGTTTTGAAGCCGTACTTCAGAGAGAAATCGTGGATATTGGATAGCAGCGCACTCAATTCGACTACCATAGTCGGGCTATAAGAGGGGATTATGACAGCAACTTGGACAGCAAACAGGACTTGGGTGGCAGGCGAAGTTGTCACCGCAAGCTTACTCAATACCTATGTACGGGATAACCTTGACTGGCTAAAAACGCCAACGGACTCACAGGCGATTTTCTCGTCAACGTTTACCACGACCTCCGGCACGGCGGTCAACGTGACCGGTGCCAGCGTGACCATTACTTCGAACGGCGGCGGTTTTGACTTGTTTTTCGTGGCATCGGCGGGGTGCAGCAGCATTGCGACCTGTACGTTTACGCTCGTAACCGACAGCGTGACCACCGAGGCGACTGAAGTCGTCACATTTGCAGCAGGTGAAATCAAGATCATCACACTGTTTAAACATGTGGCGGCGTTAACAGCCGGATCACACACCTTTAAAGTTCAAGCGTTTACGAATGCGGGAACACTAAGTATCTATGGAACGAGCACGAGTAACTATTCACCCGTGCTGTATGTTTGCGAACGGGGGGATTAAATGGCGCAACTGGTCAAAACCAATCTAGCACAGTTCAATAGTGACCTACTCGACAACCAACTGAAAACCGCGCTAACCAACACGGTGTGTTTCGGTGTGCAGTCGGACATTACAGGGATTTACGTCATCCTTGCGGATAACGCTACACAGCAGCAAATCACGCAGGCGCTCACGATTGCGGGCGCTCACGATCACACAGCGCGGACGCCCGATCAGGCCGCCGAAGTGCAGGGTAAGCTTGACATCGAAGACCTGCTCAACAAGGCGGATAACGCGCTGACTCAATTGACAGCGAAGAAAGCCACATTCACCACTACGCCTAATCTAGCGAATGCCGCGCCACTGCTTATTGAGGCGGCGGAAGATTTGATCGGCGTGATTAAAGTCTTGAAGTACATCGTCAAGCGTATTCCTCAGTAATTTTACCTAGTCGGCGGCTGTTGTCGCAGCACGCCGACAAGGTGCCAGACTAACAAGGAGTCTAGCTACTTACCATGATATACCCGAAAGAGCGAAATAAAGTATACAGACTTGTAACACAGTGAGGGCATACATAATGCCAACAGCGACCCAAGCAGAACAGGCAATCAATACACTCGTGGCTCAACCTGTCGATAAACTAGCGACCATCATCGGTATTTTAGGCATGGTGCTCGTCGTCCTACTGGTTGTCTTCGGTTGGCGTTTATGCCGCTACATATCCAACGAAAACAGCCCGCTTGTTCGCGCGTTCAACGGCATACGCGATGCCTTCAACGGTATCAAGGCAACGAATACCACCGTCGCCGAGAACTTGAGCAAGGTGCTCGACGCCACCAAAGAACAAACCGGCGTACTGCGCGAATTCAAGGACTTTCAAAAGCTCAACAATGATCAGGTGGCGAACGTTGGGGATAAAGTCGAAGGGCTTTCTAAAAGCGTCGATAAGAACACCGAAAGCATCGCCGCGCTAGAAGCCGCGATAATGAAAGAGATTGCGGAAATCAAAATACAACTTGAAGACATCCGCAACAAACATCTGGATTGTCCCGACTTGAAGCCTGACCTCGAAGCGTTCCAAGCGGCCTTGCTTGCCAAACTGCAACAGCAACCCATCGTGAACGCCGTTTCCAACGTGACAGTAGACGCGCCACCGAGCGCACAGGCGGCAGCATGAAAACTATAGGCACTCGACGCGACATTGTGGATAGTGAATGGGATACCGCAGACATTGGCGATTACGGCAAAATGAGCCATGACACAGGATGGTATTGGTATTGCCGAGTCCCGTCTAGCTTCCTTGATAGTTTTGGCTTGTGCAATTTAAGCAAACATGAAGTCGTTGAAAACGAAGACGGCTCAATAACTGTGTCACCGTCTATCCTGACATGGGATGGGAATGGTCATGAATGGCACGGTTTTTTAGAGCGCGGCATGTGGCGGGAAGTGTAGAATGAGCCTATCCATTATTGGCCCAAATACGCCTATCCGTTACCTCAAGGCGTATCAAGCCCACGTTGATTACTGGCGCGAGGTGAACCCCGCGTATGCGCTGGCGATGGTCGATAAACCCGACCACGCCGTTTACATTCAGCAGTACGCGGAAGCGATGCCAAACACAATGGTTGTCGCTCGTATCCATCACGATATTGACGGCGGGTTTCACACCAAGCCGACAGGGCCAAACGATACCCGTTATTACATCGCTGATCCGACCGCATACCATCAGGCTTACGGGTGGTTGGGGCAGGTGAAGAACATCATTCTAAACATTATGAATGAGCCGGACGGGTTCAGTGATGACGATACCATTAATCGCCTTGTTCATTGGATGGTTAGCTATATTGGCGTGGCAACTCGTGAGAAAACAAAGTCCCTGTTATTCAATTGGGGAGACCGTCAACCGCGCATTATCGACGGGCTAATGGACGGGCGCTTTGACATCGTACTGCAATTGATGTCTACCCATCCTGAATTGTTCTATATGGGCTTCCATCTGTACGGGCCGGATGTCATCACCGAACACCTTGAAAGCTATGTCAAGCGCTGTGAAAAGCTCGGCATTACGCCTTTACGTGTCATTGCCAGCGAGTTCGGCTTTGACAAGACCAACGGACAGCAAAACGGATACCGTTCACGCGGTTACAGCGGCGGCATGTATGCGGCATGGCAAATTGAACAGGTGCAGCACGACCTCGCGCCCTACATTAAAAGCGGCGTATTGGTTGGGTTAAACGTGTTCCAAGATGGGAATAGTGGAGGATGGGACGCCTTCGACGTTGAGAACAATAAAGACTACAAAGACGAAATTAAACGCGCCGCACTAGCAGGAGAACTTGAACCCGTGCCAACCAAGCCATTCCTGACACCCGTATCGAAACCCGCAGACGCCGCAAGCGCTATCAAAATTCGCGTTAAGAACGCTGAAATCAACGTTCGCAGTGGCCCATCGACGGATTACACGAAAGCAGATATTTTAAGCGCAGGTGACGAAATCACGTTGTATCAGACGCCATTTAAGCAGGATAAAAGCGGCGGCGTTTGGCGATGGGTAGATATAAGCACCGCGCTCGGCGGGTGGGTCTGTACTGACGTACTGTCCTATGTGGACATTACACCACCGCCACCCGTCATCCTGCCACCTCCGACGCCACCCGCGACCACGTACACGGTAACGCTCACAGCGGAAGAATACGCCGCGTGGCAGGCGTTCAAGGCAGCGATGGAACGCGCAGCCGTGCAGACGGTTACGGTAAAGCTTGACGCGGCGGCTTAGATTAGTTAAGTAACACGGCAAAACCGCCGTAGTATACATAAGGAGTTTGAATATGGATGGACTAACCGAAGGGCGTATTGTGCATTATGTCCTACTTGGTGGCGATATGGCGGGGGAACATCGGCCTGCAATCGTCGTGAAGGTATGGCGGGACATTGCACAGTATATGCAGGAAGGGCGAATTAACCTGCAAGTATTTACCGATTTCAGTAACGACGGCAAAGATTACGAATCGGGACGGTATTGGGCTACTAGTGTCCCATATTCAGAAGAACCGAAACCCGGTACATGGCATTGGATCGAAAAAGCATAGGAGGTTTCACATGCAAGTATCACCAGAAACAGCCACCGCATTGATTACCCTGATTTCAGGGTTAGCGCTCGGACTCATCGCGGGCGGCGGCAGCGTGTTGTTACTCGTCGGGCGGGTCAAGAACGATCCCGCGCTGTTAGCGGCTATCGAAGGACTCGCGAAGTCCGCGCCGCCGGAAGTCATCGCGTTACTGAAAGAGATTAGCCCCGCTTTGAAGGATACCGCCGACATCATTGATGAAGTCACGGACGGCGTTCCTGCTCTCGACAAACCCCGTCAGTAACCCCCGCAGCGCACACGGAAACCGCGCCTCCGCTGGCAACGGCGGGGGCGGGCGGTTAGTCGCCTAATACTTGATATAGCTCTCCCTGCACTTATCTAATTCGTGTATACAATTCCATAAGTTATCGATGTCTGCGGTTGTAACTTGTGGGTGTGTTGGCTTAGGCCATTCATACTCTGCAATTAGGCGACCCACAATATCATCAATAATGTCAGCGGTTGCTTTATGTGACGGAACACGTTCACCTTTTACCCAGTCAAAATCAAAGTCAAAACGGCAAATTCTGACCAGCGTCCGATAACGCAATTCCCAATTGTTTAACAGATCAAGTGTTAATTCGTGTGGTTCCCCCATTTCTCTCAATTTCCACTGAAGGCTAACTGAATTTATCCACGAAATTACTGGCCCGTGAATATGCATTTGTGGTGGTGGGGCTATACCTCTCACTTCTTCGCCTCCTCGCTTTCCCCGTCCGCTGGCATCGACGCCAGCAGCGCACGGGCTAACACATGCGACCGAACCACGTTTAGTATTCGCTCTCCGTCAGGGTAGTTCATTACATCACGCAATGAACAGCATTCCTCTATCATATCCTCCAAAACAATTACACGATCCGCCAACGTCCGCAGGCGCTCGTTTTCGCTGCGCAACCGCCTGTAGTCGGTGACGAGCGAACGGAAGGCGGCGCGGCCTGCTTCGATCTGTTCCTCTTGTTCCTTATAACCATAGCCTTCCGTTTGTATGTCATAGCAGCAGCTTGCGCCAGTTGTCAGCCCCGCCTCAACAGTCGCGATCAGGGTCGCGGTGTCCGGTTGCGTCGTGTTCGTCATCCTCCGCAAAATCGTAAGGTGAACACTGATGTTCTTCTAGCCAGCGTTCAAACTCAACCTTCCGTTCATAGGCGTATAGGTCTTCTTCCCAACCGTAGAGTTGGTCGTGCGCCCACATGTTCATAGCTTGATCGTAATCCTCTTGGCTCGTGTAGTCTTCCTGTCGTGGAAGTGGTACTTCGTGCCGCCAAAGTGGTGTATCCATCGTTTTCCGTCCTCCGTTACCGCCCTCGCGTTTGCGCCGGGGGCTAGGTGCTGTGTTAGTTAGTAAATCGCGCTTAGTGCATCATCTCTGACGCATTCCCAATCCAATTCCCTCAACGTATCCTGTATTAGTTTCCAATCCTCTTGCGCTGGATCATCGCGCGAAACGTCACCAAATACATGATAGATTTTCATGGCAATTCTGACAATCTCGTCATATTGTTCGCTATAGCTTGCCGAACTCGCGAGCACGCCGTCAATGTGTACAAGGTATCGCTTTAGTTTACGCCGCGCACCGTTGTGTCCTGCGATGTATGAAGCCATCCCGTTTCCCGCTTTCTGCAACCGTTGGCTGCGTTAGTAACCTCTTGTAGCCCTTCTATACCCACTACTTCGTGATAATGGGCAATCTCGTAAGTAATTTTAACCTTCGATTTGCTGCTCATCATACCCTTCATATTCTGCTATCTCGTCCGCTGTCGTTTCCGTTAGCC